TCGAATTCATGAAGAAACACGATATCGATATCGTTGAAAATATCTATCGCCCACTATCAGAAAAGTATTTTGAGTTCTTCCGCGAAGCTCGTCGTATGATGCAAGAGGGAGAGATGGAATTTTCCGAACTCGACAAACAGATCCTTGAGACTGATCTTGGTGAGTTTGATTGGTACGAAGATATGGAAGTTCCACTTGATTGTCCTATGGTTCATATCGAAGAGGAAGAAGGACCAGAACTCAATAAACCAAAACGTGGTGGTTCTAAGAAGTACTACGTCTACGTGCGGAACCCAGATACAGGAAATATAAAGAAAGTTGAGTGGGGTGATACCACCGGCCTCAAAGTAAAAATTAATGATCCTGCCGCACGTAAATCTTTCGCCGCAAGGCATCAATGTGATACACGGAATGATAAGACCACTGCTTCCTATTGGGCTTGTCGTCTGCCTCGTTACGCAAAGTCTCTAGGTTTACAGGTAGATAATCCGGGGAGTTGGTGGTAATAATGTATGAGTATAAATGTAAGATACTAAAGATTATCGACGGCGATACCGTTGATATAGATATTGATCTGGGTTTTGATGTTGTATTATCAAATCAGAGAGTACGGTTATTTGGGATCGATACACCAGAGTCGAGAACTCGTGATTTAGAGGAAAAGAAGTTTGGATTACTTTCTAAAAACTACATTAAAGGATACTTACCTGTGGGATCCATTCAGGTTCTTGTCACTGAAAAAGATGATGACCGTGGTAAGTTTGGTCGTATCTTGGGCAAATTTAAAGTATATGACACTAAAGAAGATCGTGAAAACTTCTTGCACGAGATGATGATTCGTGATCATATGGCTGTAGAATATTTTGGTCAGTCTAAAGAAGATATTCAAGATCAACATATGAAGAACAGACAATTTCTTTATGAGCAGATGGCTGAATTTGTAAAACAGAACCCAGAACTAAGATAGAGCTTTCAATGACTGTAAACGGCGGAACATATAGTGGTACAACAGGATCGAACACAAGGTGTGAAAATTGTGGGCATCCTAGTCATTGTGGATCACCACTATATGAAGACAAGTGGTCGGCTTATGGTAGACGTTTGGGGCACATAGATATTTGTAAACAGTGTAGGTGTGAAGAATGTACGAAAAGAAATACTTAATTACAGAACAAATGCTTCATGCATTTGGTGCTGCTACAGGTGATTTTAACCCAATTCATTTTGATGAAAATTTTGCAAAGAGGACAAGGTTTGAAGGTTGTATTGTTCATGGTATGTTGATTGGTGGATTAATCAGTGCTTCCATGACTGACTGTTATGGTATTGGTACAATATATCTTTCTCAAGACCTAAAGTTTCTTGCACCAGTCAGAGTTGGCGATGAAGTAACAATTAAATTTACTGATTACAAAGAAGGCAATAAAGCAACAACGGTAAATACACAAGTGTTTGTTGATGACACTCAAGTTATAAGTGGTGAAGGTAAGATACTAGTTGGTAATAAGAATGAATAGACCTTACAAGCAAACGCACACATATGATGGCGGGTTTTTACGGGAATTTGCTGTGGATGTTGATGATAAAGAGCTTGTATGGCATAGAGATAAGAAAAAAAGATTAATCGAGGTAATTGAAGGGGAAGGATGGTTGTTACAGTGTGATAATCAATTACCAAGAGAGTTAAAAGTCGGCGATAGATTTGGCATATTTGCAAATACTTATCATAGACTATTCAAAGGGACATCGAATCTTAAAATTAAGATTCACGAAGAATTATAAATAATAAAAAAATAACTCTAGACAGAGGAAGTTAATATGCCAAATTACTTTAGAAACCCAGACGCACTAGTAGATGCGGTCCGCGCTGTTCTTTCAGGTCAACCAGTTGAAGAAAAGATGGACCCAGTAGATCCAAAAGCTCTCAAAGGTAAGCACAAGGATCGTAAAGACAAAGACATCGACAATGATGGTGATGTTGATTCCTCTGATGAATATCTTCACAATCGTCGTAAGGCAATCTCAAAGGCAATGAAAGAAGGCGTTGTACTTGGTGAGGCAAAGACGGATGCTTATCATAAAGAAATGTTAAAAGCACTCGGAAAATCAAAACTTCCTAAAGGGCATCAATACACATCAGCCGTGGCAAGTAACGGCGACTTCGTAGTGTATGATGGAGGAAAACGTATTGTCGGTCGTCTAAAGAAAGGTGAACATAGCATCAAAGAAGAGGTTGAGCTTGAAGAAGACATTATTCAAAAATATCGTGATGAAGTTTCAAAATTAGAAGCGAAAAAGAATAAAACTTCTTATGAAATTGGTCGTCTGAAAATGATGAAACAAAGATTAAGAAAAATCGATGAAGAGACCGACGACAATCCAGCCAATACTCAACATCTCTGCGCTAAGAACGTAGTTCATGAAAACTGGGGCGAAGGCGTGTGCATTCCTACAATGCATGCTGATCCAGATGCTGAAGGTAATGTCGCTTGGTATGATATTATGTTCGAGCATGGTATTGAGTCTCGTGTTTCGATTGACGAATTGAAAGTCACAAAAGCCGAAAGTCATATGCACGCCAGCAAGAAGAAAAAGATGGTCGAAAATGATGATATGGACGGCGAGGACGACACCGATTCCGAAGATGATGACGACAAGAAGGGCAAAAAGAAAGTAGGCAAGAAAGACGAGATCGATACCGAGCCAAATATGGACGATCGGAAAATGACTGCTGAAATGTCTGATAAGCAAATGAAGAAACGTGAAGAAATCGTCAAGTCAATGAAAAAGAAATCAGGCGACTTTAAGAAAAGATATGGTGATCGTGCAAAAGATGTGATGTATGCGACTGCTACAAAGATGGCAATGAAGGAAGGTTTTGAACTTGGTATTGAGAAATCCGAATTCATTGAAGAAGTTGAACTTGATGAAGCAAAAAATTATGAAATAAAAAATGGTAAGATTCATATATCAAAAGCAAACTTTCGCAAGGTTCACAAAGACTATAAAAATTCCACAAAGGGTAAAGAACGCATGATGGCACTTGATCCCAAATCTGGTGCAACCACATCTTATGAAGTTGTTTTTGAAGAAGTTGAACTTGATGAGGTGGGTGGTGCTGCGTTTGGTGGCACAATTGATAAAATTCAAAAGGTTGTTGATGACAAAACCGCAATGAAGATTGATGGTGTAATGGTTGATACATTTACCGCATCATTGATTATGAATATCTTTAAAAAGGTAAACAAACAAAATCAAGACAAAATGAGGAAAATGAAAGTCACTCAACTTGCTAATGCGGCATATAAATTATCAGGAATGAAAGAAGAAGTTGAACTTGAAGAAAAATTTGATTACTGGCAGTCTCCAGATAGTCTAGCAAAACTTGCTGGAGTTAAAAAGGTTAAGTAAATGAAATCATTCAAGCAATATTTAAATGAAGCAATTCAGAGACCTGTTTCAAAGTATGAGAACATGCCGGTCAATAAACTAATTGTGCAATTGGAAAAATGCCGCACGTCGTTGCTCAAACATACAAGCAATCCTCGTTATATGCCGACATTAAACAATTCACGAAGCCAAGAGCTCGTTGATCGATTTGAAGAGATTAAAGATGTCCTCCGCAACACGAAAGAAGGTGGAGCAGCTTTACGTCAGTGGACACAAAAGCACAATTATTCGCCCGACGTTGATGGCTACGATTTCTTCGCTTAAATATGAAATCTGGAAACAAATAAATAATAAAAACTAACTACTCCCAGTTAGTGCACGCAAAACCCGGAGTTAAAAAGGTTAAGTAAATGGCATATTTCCCCACAGGCGCACAAGCAAGAGAAAGAGCACAGGGCAACAATACACTGGCCCAACAAATTGCTATCATGGAAGTAGCAGTTTTAGATGCTGTGGCAAATGGTGCTTTTAGCGCAACTATTAGTAACACCAGCACAGTTACCATACAGGGTTCTACTATTACTGGTAGCCCAATGACCGACAATGACGCAGATGGTCAGAACTACTACAAAGCATGGCAAGGTACAATTACTGATGCTGTAAAAACTGAACAGATGGCAGAAGTTATTGCTCACTTTGAAGGCCGCGGTTATACAATTTCCCGTAAAAGTACTAGCGGCACATATTTTTATTGGTTTATCACTTTCTAATTGTTATAATACAATATGATTACAGAAAAATTTGATTATGTTGGCCTTTCTAGGAAAAGTCTGGATGGGCAGCGAATGTATACTACCCCTGACGGTCTTGCTGTTCCCTCGGTAACAACAATACTAGATAAAACCAAACCTGAACAAGCAAAAAAAGCTCTACGTGAATGGAAAAAGCGTGTAGGTGAAAACAAGGCTGCTGAGATCACAAAAGAAGCGGCAGGCAGAGGCACACGTATGCATGCTTGGCTTGAACAGTATGTAAAAGAAGATCGCGTTGACGACCCAGGTAGCAACCCCTACAGTCAGCAGAGTCATAAGATGGCTAACATAATTGTTGAGCAGGGCTTGGATAAAATGGATGAATGTTGGGGTACAGAAGTGTCGCTGTATTTTCCACAGGTATATGCTGGTACCACAGACTGTGTTGGCTTATACAATGGTATTCCTGCTATTATTGATTTTAAACAATCAAACAAAAGTAAAAAGCGCGAGTGGATTGAAGATTACTTTTTGCAACTGTGTGCTTATGGTGATGCTCACAACGAAGTTTATGGCACAGATATAGAAACCGGTGTTGTACTAATGTGTACGCAAGATTATCAATTTCAAACTTGGACAATTTCAGGTGACGAATATAGAGACTACAGCCGTAAATGGTGGGCTAGAGTTGGTGAATACTACGGTGCTTGAACTAATAAATAACATATATAGTTAGGAGAAATACTGTGGCCGTAGTTCAAATAAGTAGAATTACTCACCGAACTGGTGTATACGAAAACTTACCCCAACTTGCACGAGGCGAGTTTGGATTTGCTGTTGATTCTAGACGCTTGTTTATTGGAAACGGTGGCACCGATGCTCCGCAGACAGAAAACATAGAAATTCTCACAGAACGCAGCGATGTTATTACATTAGCTGACACCTATACCTATAAAGATAGTCAAATTGGTTTTTCTGCTCAAACTGGAGCCAGTGTTGGTAGTCCCGTTACTAGAAGTCTACAAGATAAGTTAGATGATTTTGCTAGCGTAAGAGACTTTGGCGCAGTTGGCGATGGCACAACAGATGATACAGCAGCTATTAACCGCGCATTATATGAGCTGTTTGCTAGAGAACAAGAAAAAAGAATTCGTAGAGCACTTTATTTCCCCGCTGGAGATTATAAAGTAACTGATGTAATCAAAATCCCAACCTATGCTAAATTGGTAGGCGAAGGACCCGACGGTACAATTATTCGTAGTACCGATACAACAGGACCAGTTGCTCGCACTGCGGACAGTTTACAGCAAGTTGGAGCAAGCGTTGGATCTAGTAGTGCTACACATCCAAGTTTTATAGTTATTGAAGGTATGACCTTTGATGCTGACAATGATATTGATGTGTTTAATGTAGATCAGGCCAGCAATATTCATTTTATTAACGTTAAGTTTGTAGGCAATAAAACCACAGCACCAAGTGGCGTTGGAAATAGCAAAGCCTGTGTAAAAATTACTAGTACAGCTACCTATCAAACAGGATTTTGTACATTTAGAAACTGCACACTACAGGGTCAGAACTTTTTAGTTCTCGCTGATGACGACGCACGAAATATTTTATTTGATGGTTGCTATTTTAATATCGCATACAAAGGTATGAAAATTGGAGAAAATGTAACTGGTAGTGCGCCAAGCATTATTGGTCCTAAGAGCATGAAAGTTACTGGTAGTACCTTTGACAATATCTATAATGCTGCTATTCACAGTTATAGTACTGTGCTAGGATTTGCCAGTGCTTATAATATCTTCAAAGATTGCGGTAACAGTGGTATAGGTATTGGTAATGCTAGCAGCGATGTTATAATATTAGAAGGTGTTAGATGTTATAGTTTTGGTGATAGCTTTGATCGTCCTGATGCAGACGTAACCGGAAGCACAAGAAAAATTGATCATGGTACAACAAATATTGTTACCGAAGACGACAGTTTACAGGTTGGAAGTTTCATTCGACGAGCACAAGCAAGTATCTCACTAAGTAATAATACCACCGCAAGCACTGGTGTAACATTCGCTAGCAATGGTGATTTCTATGCTGTAGAAATTGATTACTATATTAGTAGGAACAGTAAATATCGCCAAGGTCGATTAACTATTACTCATGACAGTACCGCACAGGTTCTCGACGATGAGTTTAATGAAAATAACGGTGATGTTGGCGTAACATTTAGTATATCTAACGGATCTGATATTACCACGTTAAGTTACACAACTGACAATCAAACCACAGGGACGATGTATTTCGCTACACGAATTATTCGCTAATGTGGAACTTAAATACGCAGGCTAGGCTTCAAGCTTGGTTTGAATTTAGAAAATCACTAACCAATATTGATTTTTTAGATGCCGTTCACAAGGTAAATCAACTCTGGCATTCCGCCCCGATTAGTAAAAATATCTATACAGCAGACAGTCCAAAAGCGTGGCCAGGACCGTGGCAATTAGTTGTGGATAACTTCTATGATAATATTGCTCGTGCGCTTGGCATGCTATATACTTTATATTATTCAAAACATAAATGTCCTATAGAAATTCACTGTTACAGAAGTAAGGAAGAGTCCTGGGAAGCGGCCTTAGTATGGATTGATAATGGAAAATATGTACTTAATTGGGATCTTGAAGTTCAAGTAAATACAAAATTACAACTAGGAAAAGCTACCTTAATTCAACGTCAAACTATAGAGGATCTACTAACAAATGAGTCAAATTCAAGTTACAAAAAGAAATGGCCGTAAAGAAGAACTAAATTTAGAAAAATTACATAAAGTTGTTTTTTATGCCTGTGACGGAATCACCGGTGTTAGCCCAAGTGAAGTAGAAATAAAAGGACATATACAGTTTTTTGATGGCATTTCAACCAGTGAAATACAAGAAACACTTATTAAAGCTGCGGCTGATTTAATCAGCGAAGAAACACCCGGTTATCAATATGTTGCTGGCAGACTCATTAACTATCATTTAAGAAAAATGGTTTATGGCCAATTTGAACCATGGTCATTGTATAAATTGGTAAAACGCAACGTTGAAATTGGTATGTATGATCCAGCATTGCTAGAAGACTATACTGAAACCGAATGGAATATACTTGGCGAACACATAAAGCATGACAGAGACGAAATATCTACCTATGCAGCCATGGAACAATGGCGAGGCAAGTATCTTGTTAAAAATCGTGTAACCAATGAAATATTTGAAACCCCACAAATAGCATACATGTGTATTGCTGCTACACTATTCAGCAAATATCCAGTAACTGGTGAAAAATCTAGACTTGCGTGGGTGAAAGATTATTATGACGCTATATCTACTTATTATATTAGTCTTCCTACTCCTGTTATGGCAGGAGTTCGAACACCCCAGAGGCAGTTTTCGAGTTGTGTACTCATCGAGACCGGCGATAGTCTTGATAGCATTAATGCTAGTGCTAGCAGCATCGTTAAGTATGTTAGCCAGAAAGCGGGTATTGGAATTGGAGCAGGCTCGATCCGAGCAATTGGTAGCCCCATTAGAAAAGGCGACGCTTATCACACCGGAGTAATTCCTTTTTACAAACTATTCCAAAGTGCTACACGTAGCTGTAGCCAGGGCGGTGTTCGCAATGGCGCTGCTACGCTCTACTATCCTATATGGCATTTAGAAGTTGAAGATCTACTAGTGCTCAAGAACAACAAGGGTACAGAAGATAATCGTGTACGTCATATGGACTATGGTGTACAGTTTAACAAGCTCATGTACGAACGTCTCATTACTGGCGGAGATATTACGCTGTTTAGTCCTAGTGATGTGCCTGGTTTATATGAAGCTTTTTTTGCTGACCAAGAAAAGTTTAAAGAACTTTACGAAAGAGCCGAACGTAATACCAAAATTCGTAAAAAGACAATTAAAGCCTCAGAGCTGTTTAGTATGTTCATGGAAGAGAGAAAAAATACCGGGCGCATTTATTTAATGAACGTCGATCATGCTAATGATCATAGCAGTTTTAAAACAGATGTAGCGCCAATTAGACAAAGCAATCTTTGCTGCGAAATAGATCTTCCGACCAAGCCGCTAAATGACTACAACGATGCAGATGGTGAGATTGCGCTATGTACCTTAAGTGCTATTAATTGGGGACTTATTCGTGAACCCAGTGATTTTGAAAAACCCTGTACACTGGCTGTTCGCGGACTAGATGCTTTGCTAAGTTATCAGAACTATCCAGTTGAAGCAGCCCGTACTAGCACAATGAAACGCAGACCACTGGGTATTGGCATTATTAATCTAGCATTTTTCCTCGCTCGCAATGATACTAACTACAGCAATCCTAACTTGAGACTAGTAGATGAATATGCTGAAGCATGGAGTTATTATCTTATTAAAGCCAGTGCCGATCTTGCTGTTGAGCAAGGAGCGTGTCCGGGTACCGCAGAAACAAAATACAGTGATGGCATACTACCCATTGATACCTATAAGAAAGACGTTGACGAATTAGTTAGTCACAAAGAACGTATGAATTGGAAAAGTTTGCGTAAACAGTTAAAAGAAACCGGCATTCGTAATAGCACATTAATGGCACTTATGCCCGCAGAAACCAGTGCCCAGATTAGTAATAGTACAAACGGCATTGAACCTCCGCGTAGTTTTGTTAGCGTAAAACAAAGCAAGGATGGTGTGCTTAAACAGGTTGTACCCGGATATCCTAGGCTTAAAAATAAGTATGAACTTCTTTGGGATCAACGCAGTCCCATGGGATATATTACAATTATGGCAATTTTGCAAAAATATATTGATCAAGGCATTAGTGTAAATACAAGCTATAACCCACAGCATTTTGACGACGAAAAAATTCCAATGAGTACAATGCTTAAAGATCTTATTGCTTGCTACAAGTATGGAATGAAACAGTTATATTATTTTAATACCTACGACGGCGCCGGGGACGATATAGTAGAAAAGCAGTTAGTCACTGTTGCTGCTCCGGCGCAAGAAGATGCGGATTCATGCGAAAGTTGTGTTATTTAGGAGATTATTATGGCAGTTCTAAGAATGGACAACAAGAGTCACATCAATCGGGCAGCATTTTTCGATGGCGACGTAGGCATACAAAGATATGATGATATCAAGTATCGTGCTTTTGATAAACTAACCGAAAAGCAGCTAGGATTTTTTTGGTTACCCACCGAAGTAGATATTCTCCGAGATGCTAAAGATTTCAAAGAACTAACAAATCACGAAAAACATATTTTTACAAGTAATTTAAAAAGACAAATACTGTTAGACAGCGTACAAGGACGATCTCCAAATCTTGCTTTTTTACCTTGCGTAAGCCTTCCGGAAATTGAAAATTGGATTGAGACGTGGGCATTTAACGAAACTATTCATAGTCGTAGCTATACTCACATTATACGTAATATATACAGTGATCCTAGCAAGATATTTGACGAAATTTTAGAGATTGATGAAATTGTAAATTGTGCAAATGATATTAGCAAATACTATGATGATTTAATTCGTGCGGTTTCTTGGTACAATCTTCTAGGTGAAGGCACACATCTTGTGGTTAGTGGCAAAGAAGTTGATATCAAAAAAGTAAATGGCAATTTTAGTAGCTTGGCACAAGAAGTAAATGTTAATCTTTATGACCTTAAGAAAAAACTTTACATGGCACTAATGAGTGTCAATGTACTCGAGGGTGTACGTTTTTATGTAAGCTTTGCTTGCAGTTGGGCATTTGCCGAGGTAAAGAAAATGGAAGGTAATGCTAAGATTATTAAATTTATTGCACGTGATGAAAATGTTCATCTTGCTAGCACACAACAATTAATAAAATTACTGCCCAAAGAAGATAAGGACTTTGCTAAGATTGCTAACGAAACTGAAAAAGAAAGCATAGATATGTTTGTTAATGCAGTGAATCAAGAAAGACGTTGGGCAGAATATTTGTTTAAAGATGGTAGTATGATTGGTTTAAACGCACAACTATTATCTGATTACATCGAATGGATAGCTAACAAACGCATGCAGGCTATAGGAATAAACAGTCCATTTAAGGTTCCTGCGGCTAATCCATTGCCTTGGACACAAAAATGGATCAGCGGCGCAGAAGTACAAGTAGCCCCTCAGGAAACAGAGATAAGTTCATATATTATAGGCGGGACAAAACAGGATGTTGAAGAAAATACTTTTAGTGGTCTTAGTCTTTAGTTTTGTTGCGGCTTGTTCTAATTTAGAACTTTTACCCGATCAACGAAATAAAAAGTGTGAAAATTGTCCCAATGACAATATTGCTAGGATTAAATTCTGATGTTAACTGTATATACAAAAAGTTTATGTCCTTATTGCGTTCGCGCCAAGCAATACCTAGATATACACAAGATTCCCTATGAGCTCATTAACATAGAAGAAGACAGCCAAGCCTGGGATTTCATATCCTCGGCTGGACACAGAACGGTTCCGCAGATTTATCACAATGGTAAATTGTTTGTGGAAGGCGGCTGCGACAGTTTGGTTAAACTCAGTGCTCAAGAAATACGTGAGCGCATGGGAGATCTAGACCTAGGAAACCTTAGTCTCTAAACTTTCTATACTAAGACGTTCGCTGTGCAGTTCATCACGTAGATCGTACAGCCTGTCAATGTAGCCTTGACTACGTAAAACTTTAAAAGCTAAATTTTCTGGTCCAAATTCTCCGGTTTCGGTTAGCCCCGCTTTTCTATATCTCTTTAAGGTATCCATAATGTTCAATACTAATTCGAGGCTTCTAGCACGTTCAGCAAGCTCAATTAGATCCTTGAGTTTTTCATATTTTGCCTTGGTGGCAGTCTGATTCAAATTAGCACGAGTTTTAACTGGTTCCTTGATCCATTCGTCGTTCTTAACACTGTATATTCCTAGGCTTACGTGTGGTTGTGCGCTGTCTTGCACATATAGTTCTACTGGAATTCCACGGATTTTTAAGTCATGGCTTTGGTTGTATAATGATTTTCTGGCGTTAAAGAGTTTTTGTTGTAGTTCGCTGTTTGGTAAAGCAGCAATATCAACAATTAAATGTAGATCTAAGTCACTGTGTTTGCTGTAACTATAAGCAGCATTAGATCCAGAAATAGTTAGATCTTCAACTTCACTGTCGGGTATTTCTAATTCTTCTTTGAAATCGTCGGCAATAACCATTAGTTGTTTACGAACTTCAGGTCGTAGTTTATTATCTTCAAACAACTTAGTGTTAAGTTCGTCGTGAAAATTAATAGCGTCGCCAAGGTCAAAGTCTAATTCATGTAACTGCATACATATATTTATTAAAAGTTAGTTTTTGCGAGTTAAATGTTTTTTATTCAAATAATTTTTTGGCATTATTTGATTTAATTCATCGAGGTGTCTTCTGCTATCGACCAGCGTTTTAAAACTTTTAATAATCGCACTACTGGTTGAAAATTTAAACCACCATGGAAAAACAGCATGTATAATACCTAGTATGCCGGCTAAAATCATCTTACAACTATTAATGAAACCAAATTTTCCGTGTTGCCAATAACCCTGAGGATTTTCAGTGTCGCGAGGATGATCTGTAAAAATGTTCTTCATATAAGTATTTAAAAGATAACAAAAGTTATAAAGCAGTAATATTATGAAATTTAAAATCACAGTTACTTTAAAAGCAGGAATACTAGATAATGCTGGCAAAGCAGTTACTCGAGCATTGAATACCATGGGCTATGATGAGGTCAACGATGTAAGAATCGGCAAAGAGTATTACCTAACTTGCAAAAAGAAAGACATAGCAAAAATAGCTAAAAGTGTTACAAATGAAGTTATGGAAAACTATATTATTGAAAAATTATAATAGCATATAATTTTTATCAATAAATACAGTATGAGACCAATAGTAAGAGTAGGCGATATTAACGCAGCCGGAGGTATGGCAATACTACCTGTATTGAGTGTAACTGCTAATGGTAGACCTTTGGCTAAGTGGTTAGGTCCTGTAACTCCACATCCACTATGTCCATTGGTTCCTATACACTGTGCAGCACTAGCAGCATTACCAGGAAGTAGAACAGTACTTGCTGGCGGAGTACCTGTAATTAGAATTGGTGATATTGATACCTGCGGCCACCCTCGAGTAACAGGTGCCATGACAGTAGTAGCGGGATAGCAAAATGGCTTGTAAAACTGCCTTAATTTCTGCATTTGGAATGAATGCTGTTGGTGGCTTGCTTGGTGGAGTAGGCCTTGGAAATCTCGGAGCAATTGCGGCAGCACCAATGGGTGCTGTAGGTGCTGTTGCTGGACAGATTGGCGCAGTTTCTGGATTATCAGGTATCGTTAACTCTCTTGCACCAAACGTAGCAGGAATAGTTAGTCTTGGCGGAAATCCATTGGCAGTGGCGTCTGCTGCTGTTAGCGGGGCTGTGTCCGGACTTGGATCCTCTTTTGCAGCTGGGGCAGGCGCACTAACTAATGCTCTCGGTAGTGGTTTCAGCAGCATAGGCGGTACTGGTATACTAAACGGGATTAATCTTCACACGTCAGATCTATTTGGTAGTAGTCCTATTCAGATGGTACAAGGAATGATGAGTGCGGAAAGCTTTGCTGGCATTAGCAGCGATTTTGCTAATACATTAGCCGACATGAGCACAATGCAGTTTGGATCTGCTCTATCAGCACTCAACTCTACCTTACCTTTTGATCAGGTATTGTCAGGTTTTAGCGGAAATTTAAATGAGTTTGCGTCTGGTATAGGTAATTTTGGCAATTTCCTCGGCGACGCCGTGGGAAATATAGGATCAATGGTTACTAACGGATTAACAAGTTTTCTCCCAAGTATAGAATCAATACCGGGATTTGCTGGAGATATGATTAATTTGGGAGGGGCATTCAATATAAACGACATCGCTAATTTTGGAAATCCCGGCCAACTTATCAACAATTTGCTTGCCAGCGGCGCTGGCGAAGTTACTGGTGTACTACAAGCATTATCGGAGGTTGGTATAAATCCCAGTCAATTTGGCAATCTAGCAAGCGGACAATTTAATGATATACTAAATGACGCACTAGGAATGGTAACTAATCCAGACATGTTAAGTATAGCTCAGGATGTACTGGGCAGTAAAATTCCTGGTTTAGAAAGTTTGGCAGATTTTACAAACTTAGCTAAAGTTTTGCCTACCAGTTTCGAAGATATACCATTTGATGAATTCGAACAGTTTGCTGAGGACGGATTATCCAATATTGATCTTGGTAGCATAGCAACGCCAAAACAATTTGGTAATCTAGTGAATAATCTAGCTGTGTCTACGTTACCAATCATAGAAAATGTTAAAACTGTACTAGATACGGAAGCTACTACAAACATAGCCACGAAATTCCTAGGCGGTACCGGAACAAATAATTCAATCACAGTATCGGATATGATGGGAAGCGTAGCAGGTGTTAACTTTAAAGAACCAATGAGTAGTTATTTGTCCGCAATGCAATCTATGGAAGATGAAGGCGCATTTACCCAGTTAAACACACTATATAGTCAACTCAACACCGGAATGACCGGAGCATATAATACAGGATCAACCTACGGTGTTGATACCATTGTAGATCCGTATGATAGCACTGCTTATGATGACATGGATGCTTTCGTAATAGCAAAAACAGGCCAAATTGATTCTGAAGTTACATCAATTGCTGGAAATTCCACTTGGAGCGGAGCGTTTAACCAAGCAAGAGCATCTATCAGTGAAGTTCAAAAGAAAATAGTAGATGAAAAAAGTTTTCTTGCTATTACTGATCTTCATTTAGATTATAGGACTAATGATCCTACCAGTGCGTATGGATTTGCTCTAGGCATGAAGGATAGGGTATTGGACAGTGACAAAATGGCCATGGTGCAAGGTCTTGCTGATGCCAGAATTACAAACGATGACAAATTTGGATCCTATATGCGAGCTTTTGCCAACGAATCATACAATCAAAATTTAACTCAACCATTAAGCATACGTTGGCGCGGAAATAGTTACGAAGATAATGAAATGATGTAGGCAATGGCGAAGCATAAAACTGTTGACAAAAAACCAAAAATATAGTTAAATAGTATTGTAACGTTGAAGCACGTTAACGACGGAGTAGACAGCGGGGCAGTACCGCTCACCTCCACCATAAACACACCGGGCACCAAAAGGTTCCCTTCCTGGGCTGGGTATAAAGAAGCCCGGTGTGTTTTTGGGGGGTGTGATAGGATCGATACACGTAATAGGCGCAGTGGAGTTACCGGTAGGCGATGACCGTAAATCAAGCAAACTTTATAAACGCCAACGATAATAACGTTGACTATGCACTAGCCGCTTGAGGCTAGACGGGGTTTCGCTAGCTGAACCTGGCAACAGAATCAGCTAGCATCTACTTTGGAGCAGGTATTGAATTTAAGGTTGATATGTTTAAGTATTTTTGTTACAATGTTAGGAGGATGTGCAGCAGGATTACTTCCCGTTCCCTTGCAAATAATAGGAGCGGCCAAAACAACATATGACGTTGGCGCAACAATAGCAGATGAACAAACTACCAGCGATCATATTATATCTGAAATAGTTGAAAAAGAATGTAAAACAAGAAATATTTTAGATGGTGACAAGTATTGTAAAATTAATCCTGATAAGGCAATGAAAGAATACATCGAAGAGTTAAAACAAAAACAACCATTAGAAGAAGAAAAGGATAGAATCAATGGGTAAAAAGAAGGGCGGAAAGAGCAGCGGTTATCAATCAAAAGGTGAACGTCCAAACGTATCAAAGTGGTGTACCAAGGCGATGCGGCGAGATTATCTTGCTAATAATTTGTTAAGGGCCCTTAATCAACTCACAGCTCATAAAAATAACAAACGTGTAATGGTTACTATTCCAAATCCAAATACCAATGAAACAAACAAGCGTTTTATTCGGGTGCCTGCTTACCAGGTCTGGGGTCCCAACAAAGTATTCAAGCTTACAGCACAAAATACAGCTGGTGAAGAATAATCATGGCAAAGAAAAATAAAAATGATAAAGTATGGATGATCCCTGAAGACGAATCACGTACCAGTGCTAGCTTTCATTTTGTTCATCCTAAAACCTTAAGTGAAATACGTGAAGGTAAAAAGTTGCGTATGCGTAAGTATCATCCTGGTAGACGCAAGCACGTCTGGTTTGTTGAAAGTCGCATGCCACCACACAGCAAGTAATTAGCTAAATAGAGAGTCAAACTAGGAGGACTCAACATGGCTAAAGGTGGTAAAGCAATTGGCTCTAACAAAGGAGTTAAACTAACACACAATAGATCTGGAACTAAGAAAAGAACCAGCATAGGTAAAAGTCCTCTATCTAAGCCTAACAACAAACATAAAATTAAAAACCATAAAGTATATCGCGGTCAAGGCAAATAAATACTTCAGAAGAGGAGTATTTAAATGTATGAGTATCGCGCAAGTATTCTACGAGTTGTGGATGGAGACACTGTAGACGTAGATATCGATTTAGGCTTTGGTGTTTGGTTACGAAATGAACGTGTACGTATTATGGGCATTGACACACCAGAATCCCGAACCAGTGATAGTATTGAAAAGAAGTTTGGTCTTGCTGCTAAAGCAAGATTAAAATCTTTGCTGGGAAAGCAAGCAGTTCTTAAAACACAAGTAAACAAAGATGGTGAAGATATGAAAGGCAAGTTTGGCCGTATCCTTGGTGACTTTGTATGCTGGGATGCTAAAAATGACAGAGAATCAATGGTTACTACAATAATGATTGCCGAAGGACATTGTGTGCCTTATTTTGGCGGCAGCAAAGATGATGTACAAGAACAGCATAAGAAGAATAGAGAGCGCCTAGTTGCCGAAGGCATTGTAAAACTATAAACGGTTGACAGATAACGTTTAACTAGTACAATTAAATAAGTAGAAAACTCGTAGGAGTGTGTTATGCTTAATAATGGCAATTTTGTATTTCACATCATAATTGGTGTGATTATTGGAATAGTTTTTTTACATTATGCACGAGATCCTATAATTAAGATTGAAGAAAAGATTGTAGAAAAATTTATAACGGTTGAACAAGAAAAAATAGTCAAGGTTCCAGTTAAAGAAAAAGTAATTCAAACTAAAATCGTATATATTCCCGAAAAGAAAAATACCCTAAAAAAGGTAGACAAAGATAGTTTATATTGTCTAGCCCTTAATATCTATCGTGAAGCCAATAATCAAAGCATAGCAGGAATGATAGCTGTAGGCAGAGTGGTTATCAACAGAGTAAATGATCGTAGATTTCCAGATTCTGTGTGCGGCGTTATCTATGAAGGTCCACATGTGGAAAGTTGGAAAACACGTGGTAAGGATGTGCCCGACGGCGAACGCGAATATATTCCATTAAAGAATCGATGTCAATTCAGTTGGTACTGCGATGGCAGAAAAGATGAACCAGTAAAACCTAACCAAAATACCAAATGGCAAGTTGCTGAAGACATTGCTTATCAAATACTTGCATATGATAGATGGAAAGGCATGTTAGAAGGTGCTACTCATTATCACGCGGATTATGTTAAACCAAGCTGGGGATCGACTAAAACTCTGATAACCAAAATCGATAATCATATTTTCTATAGGTGGGAATAATTGTTTAATACGGACGGATTGGATAAAGCACGAATCGATTTCCAACACAATCGATTTTGCGTAATTGATAATATTATCCAAGAGCCATGGATCGGACATCTTTACCAATGCTTGCCTACCATGAACATGGGCTATTGGATGTGTGTGGGCAATAAACATCAAAAAATAAGCCAAGAACGAGCGCAAACTATTGATATTAATAGCTATAAAAGTTACCATAAAACAGGAGCGCAACAAGAGTTTGGCTACTGGCATAGAGCTAAGTGGATCCTCAAAGAAGAAGATATTATAGAAAATGAGTATCCTAGAGTTATTGAATTTACCAGGGTTGTAACAGAAGATTACAGTTTGGGTCGACCAGAAACCACATTCTTAGATATAGCAGAATATATCAGTGGTTTTCCTAATATGTATACCAGAGAACCCAGTTACAGTGCTTATGATCACGAATCATGGTTAAATCCACATCATGATCCAAGACGCTGGCTAGCCTATATATTTTATTTTAATCCAGACTGGCGAGCGCACTGGGGAGGACAACTGTGTATTATGAACTCAGACGAAACCAGCATAAAGCACAGTATTGAACCATTTGGTAACCGTTTGGTATTCATGGATGTCAGCGAACTTGCTGGACATAGAATTAATAAACATTTTATTAGTCCTGTTAGTTATATAGCACCTACGCCTAGATATAGTTTAGCAGGGTGGTTTTACCCCCGCGATCCTAACGGCGAACTTCCTGTAATGCGCGATTAATAAATACTATATGCGTATTTTTGAGTTAGAACAACCAAAGAAAACACGAATAATCATGATTGGCGGACCCGGATCCGGCAAATCAACCTATTCCGAAATACTTTCCGCAAAATTAGATATACCTCATATCTATACCGGTGATATGATGCGAGATATTGCCAAACAGGATACACCAATTGGTAAGAAGGTTGCTGGTTTGCTATCAAAAGGAGAATTTGCTCCTATTAACGTGGTTATGAAAGCTGTACAAAGCAGGGTACAAGAACCTGATGCTAGACAAGGTTATATTTTAGATGGATTTCCTAGGAATCTAGAACAAGCTGAAAAAATGAATCAGCTTGGAATTGGCTATGATTATGTTGTAAATCTAGACGTGTCAGAAAAAGAAGTACTAAAACGATTATTATCACGCGGTAGAGAAGATGACGTCCCTTCCGTAATTAAAAATAGAATAAAAATTTATCATAAAGAAACCGCGCCTTTGTTAGACTATTTTAAAGATAAGATTGTTAACATTAAAGCAGAAGGTGGTACACCAGAAGAAATAGCCAACAGAATAGCCGGAGAAATCAGTTAAATGTTACTCCATGAATTACTAGAAGGTAGGCTTGCTGCCAACACGGATTTTCTCAGCGTGGTAGAAGAAATGCTCAATGACGCGGTAAAAGAATACGCCGATTTCCTCGAATCAAATAATAACAAGGATGACTTAGAAGAATTAGCAGATATACTCCAAAGCTACAGTGATAGCGATGATTTAGAATTAAACTGGCATGTAGGAAAAACCGGCATGAAAGCAGTAGACTGGTATATTCAAAGTGCTATAGTGCACGGTGATGGTAGCATAGACATTATTTTAGATCCAGATAGTACAATTGGATATTGGGGACCAAAAAGTTTTAAGGACAGTGTGTTAAAAACCTTGGCACATGAAACAATACATCTTGCTCAACGTGACAGAATGGGCGTTAAAAAATATAAAAGTTTACCCAGTGGATATCAGCTGGGTTTGAGGAAGAAAGAAAAAACCGGTAAAGAGCGTGATCTAGTACGCACATATTTCCGTGATCCACAAGAATTAATGGCACACGGTCATGATCTGGCTGTTGAAATAATAAAAAGCAGTGATCCAAAGGAAGCACTGCGTAATCCAGAAAAATTTAGGGAGGAACTACCTACCTATGATAAACATAGACAGATTTTTCCTCCCAATGCAAAACCACTCCAGCGTTTATTATCTTACGCCGCAGGTTATATTAACGACTAAGCCCTTTAGAATAAGCATCATTTTCTAAACGACGTTGTTCATCGCGGGCTCGTTGTGAAAGACCACGCTGGCAAGCAGCCAATGCGCCTTCGTTACTGCGATATTGTCCACAAGGATCGGCAGGTCCTGTGTATACCATGCCTGCTCCGGGTGTTGGTTGCATATAGCTTGGTTGACCATACCCTTGAATGGGTTGATGCAACGCACGGTCTCTAGCAATTGTTTTATCATTGGCTTCTTTGTCCATATTTGAACCAAGGACATTGCCTAGTAGTGCTCCGCCAACAGCACCTGCCGCTGTGGCAGCAAGGTTACCAGATCCCTTGCCAATTTTACTTCCGAGAAAACCGCCGCCGGCGCCACCTAAGATTGTACCACCAATTTGATTAATATTTTGTGAACCTGGTTGTGTACTACAAGCGCCGAGGCTAGTAGCAACAACAAGAGCAATCACAGAACTACGATAGTTAAACATTAAATTTCTCCATAAGAAACTATTCTCTTATAATTATAGTGAAAATATTTAAAAATGTCAACGGAAAAAGAAGTACCATATGATCGCTCCAATCGCAAAGATATCAGCGCAGATTGACCATACAATGTACGCACGAAATGCCCATGGGCCTATGTACCTTAGTACTAGCCGGATCTTCCGCATTTTCGCTCGCCAGTAATTGGCTTGGCACTACGTCCATTTTGATCTCCAAAATATTTCAGTATTTATGTAGATGATAGTGATAATTCTTTAAAGGGTGTCTAGGGGGCCCAGGAGTCGAACCTGGCTTCGGGTCTGCATACCCTACGCTGCCTATGCAGTGGTCAGCGATTCAGGCCCAATCGCACCCCCCTCAAACTGTGTATACATATTAGCACATATAAGGGTTTTGTCAGCCTTTTTTGGCTACTTTTTTGGCTTGCTAAGTCATTGATATTACAGGGTTTTTTAGCCCAGTTTTTTTACCAAAAAAGGCTGACAAAATGGGTATTCGTGCTATTATACATTATAAGTTGAGTTTGAAGGAAGCAGATAAAACAGATGTCTACCACGTACACCGAAGCCCAAGAGCGCGAAGACCTCGCCCTCTACATCTACGAGGGTCACAAGGACGCCTTTGGCGTCAAGGGTCGTCACTACGACTTCGATGCTATGAGCCTCGAGGATCTGCGGTCCACAGCCGCCTACATCGAGCGGTCAATCGAGGAATCGATTGCTGCCGAACAGGCTGCTGAAGCTCAGGCTCTCGAAGAGTTTGAGCATCGCATTGCCGAGACCATCCGC